CATCAGTTCCTTGATTGTTCTTGAGTACGATAAGATCGTCAAACTGATAATGCCATATAGGATAAAATATAGTAGCACTAGCATTGCGAATACCTCCTTGACTACAACTACGTAAATCTCCGAACCATTTTTTCAAAAATGGTATCATACCAGTATGCATAACCTCGCCGCCACGAATTGGGCTTCCTAATGGACGTAATCTTCCTATTTCTAAACCTATACCTGCTCTTTTAGCGGCATACTTGGCCATCATCTCACCGGAGGCAAATATTGAATCGAGATCATCATCGGATCTAATAAGCACACAACTACTAAACTGCTTAGTAGGAGTACCAAGACCAGCAAGCACAGGTGTCGCAAGAGTGAATAGTCCGTCACTGGCTGCCTGATAATATTCTTTGATGTAGCGCATTCTTGCCGAATTTGGTTCTTCATCGTGGAAGATGGTGGCAGCAGCCACCATATATCGGATTTGTGGTGTTTCATATATTTCCTTTGTTGTTCGATTTCTAACCAAGTATTTTTCTATTAATTGTTCAATGGCGGCATAACTGTAAGATTCATCTTTTTCATGATCCAACATATCATTCATTTTTTTCCAATCATCTTCTGTGTACCATTCCAGAAGCTCTGATGTATATAAGCCGATAGCAACATTTTTTTTAATAATATCGTACAACGAAGGGGGAATATAACTACCGTACACATCTTTGCGTAACATTGATAATCGTTGTTTCCCTGCCACATATTGATAATTTGTATGACCAATGCCTGGGTTAGATTCAACATCTATTAAATCAACGATTGCTCGAAGAGTAATACCGTCAATTTCTGTTGTTGTAATTCCATCATAAAAATGTAATTGTGCTTTAATTTCTATCATTGATTGACTGACATCAGCAATACCTTGACAAATTTTGGCGACTTGAGCTTGCCATTTTTCAATGGTTAGTGGTTCACGTTTACCACTACGTTTAACTACGGTAATCTTCATTTAATTCTCTTTATAACTTTAATATTGTTGATTTACTTGATTATGAGTAAATCTTTTTTTAATTTTACTGGTTAGTGGAGTATTTACTATCACATTAGAATTCCAATTAAGTATATATTTTTCTTGATTAACTACGACTAAATTATACCCATCTTCTGTTAAAACCAGTTCGGCAGACATCAAATCTTTATGGTTTGTCAAACTTATAGTATATAGCATACCCAATCCTCGAGCAAGCTCACAGAATATATTATCTTCTAATAGTTGCCATGGATCAGGCCATGTTTTTTGATCATCCCAATGCAAGTAATAACTTTGCCAAGGGGATTTGGTCCACCAAGTATTTGTAAGTTGAAGAGATTTTTCAAAATTTAAGTTTTGACATCGAGAGCGCAATAGTGCCCAGGACTCTAACCTATTGTTAAAGTCTTTTGCCCACATTAATTAAAATACGTAATAGAATAATACATTAAGGCATTATATCCAGTAGTAGGAGTACTACTATAAATTATTTCAACAGTTGACCCAGATTGTGATACTGTTAAAGTAATACCCAAATTAGTATTTTCGGTATAATCATCCATAGAGTTAACTGTGTTTGATTGTCCCGATGCCACCCAAAATGTGCCAGTTCTGCTACCGGTATTTCTTGTCATAGAATAGTCAATTTTAAAACTAGTTGAAGTTCCACTAGTATTAAAGCTAATTAAAACACCGCCGGGCACATTATCAAACAGCGTTGTCACTAGTCCAGATTTTATAATTTTTGTTCCCAATGCCAGCTGACTACCATTTGTACTGGCAATACTTTGGGTGTTATTTAAATTAATTCTAGGATAACTAGTAGAAAAATTATCAGCACGTTGAAACATATCTCCAATACTAACATTGTTGTTCTCGATAAAAACAATAATTGAAGCTGTTGGGTTTGACGCACCTAAAAAAGAATTAGCTACATTATAAAAGATATTATACCCGCTAACATTTAATCCAACTAACCCATATATAATTCCTTCAGCATATATATTATCAAAAACGTTAGAAGTAACTCGAGTTCCGGTTGGGCCACCATTTACTGTAGAATTTTGTCCCAGCACAACTCCTTGATAAAGTATATTAAATTTTGAGTTTGTTACAGTAACCCCTTGTGTTTGTTGTATAGTATTAATACCCCAAACGGTACCAGTAAATCTGCACGCATCAAATAAAATATTAGAAGTAACTAAACTAATAGTACTATCAAAATTGACACAAGAAGTAGCAAGGGTAGCCACTGTTAGTGTCGAGGTTGTCCCTACACTAGAAAAAGTTACTCCTCGAAATTTACAATCAGTAGCAGACTGAACTAAAAATATGCTTTTAGTAGTATCTAAACTTTGAAAAGCCATATTTATTATAGTAATATCAGTCGGAGGTGTCGCTCCATTACTTCCAATATTTACAGTAGTTTGTTGCAAACTATCGGCAGTCTGAGCTACATATGACCCTGAGCTTCCGGTAGCTACTAGTTGAATAATTGAATTATCAGGACCTTCACCGTATAATGTAGCATAAGTTGGAATGTTTATTGTTCCACTTATAATATAAACCCCAGCAGGGAAAAATAATGATCTTCTTATTTGTGGGTTTGATTGTCTACAGTATAGTTGAAATAATGCTCGATTAATTGCATCAGTATCGTCAGTCAACCCATCGCCCATAGCTCCAAAATCTTTTACGGATGCCCATTGATCTAGCCAAAGCTGAAGACTTTGTGATACTGGGGTGCCTAATGTAGGGCCAGTTTGTACGGTATATCCGGCAGCAGTGCCTTTGTATGTGTAGCTGGCAGATAAATTTAAAATATCTGAAAATTCTGTGAGAATTTCGGTATTACCTACTACAGGGGCGCCTTCAGATAAAGTACCGTTACCTATCCAAAGTTGACGCGTATCTGTGCTCCATCCTAATTCAGCCCCGGCCAATTGGGGCAGATCGATGGCTAATCCCATGCGATTAGTTATTTGACTAATTTGAACTATTGCCACTGTATTATTCCTTATTAATTACTATTTAGCTTGCCATGTAATACAGTTCCAATCGTTTCCACCATTCATTGGCCCAATAATCAAAATCTTTATTTTCTAGTATAAATTCTTGATAAACTGGTACGTCCAATAGATTTCCCATCTCGTCAGTTTTAGGTTTAACGCACATTAACACCACACCTTTACGTATATTTGTACCATAAACTTCATTGTGTGCTAACGCATAAGCGGCAAGTTGAAGAAAATAATCGTCAATCCACTCACGTTTTTTAGGTTTATTTGTTTGTTTGTAATCAAGTATTGCCTCTTCTCCTAAATGTATCCCAACACCATCAGTCGTGCCAGCATACAATTTAGGAAAATATAAAGGTATTTCTACTCCCCAAATTTCATTTACATTAGATAATCCTGTTTTAATAACAGTTTCTGCCATTGCGTGGCTTGCCCACCCAAAAGGATTAGATCCTTTGTCTTTCATTTCGCCAGTTTTAACGTAATGCTCTAAGTACGTGTGCATACGAGTACCACGATTGGCTGCTTCAGTTGTAATTTTTTGAGCGTTTTCTACACCAACTCTTTTACGCCATTCATTAAGTGCTTGTTTTTTATCTTCAGGCTGAGTAGCTGAAAGTACTGTAGTTACCGACGGAACTTTTTTACCGTCCGGGGTTAAATAAACACGTTTGCCTTCATCGGTAGTCCTGGACAATGATTGATAATTAAATTTTTGATTATACATTATGTCAATTATAACATAACATCATATAAAAGTCAATAAAAATAGTGTTGTATTTTTACAACATTATTTAAACTCGAAAAGACTCACCGCAACCACATCTATCACGCTCATTTGGATTGATAAAATCAAATCCTTCATTAAGTCCATTGCGAACCCAATCTATAGTCATGCCATTTAAATAAATTAGACTTTTGGTATCAACCAAAATAACAAAATCTGGTTGGGCAAAATTAGTTACCCCAACTTCACTTGTATACTCGTCTACATATTCAATAGTGTATGCTAGTCCACTACAACCCGTAGTTTTTATGCCTAAACGGATGCCCACACCTTTACCTCGGCGCTCTAAATTTTGTTTGATTTTTTTAGATGCTGTGTCGGTTACGATAATCATCAATAGCCGCCTTTATTGCGTCTTCTGCAAGGATTGAGCAATGAATTTTAACAGGCGGAAGAGCCAACTCTTCGGCGATGTGGCTGTTTTTAATACTTCCCGCCTCGTCAAGAGTTTTTCCTTTGACCCACTCTGTGACGAGCGAGCTGGAAGCAATGGCTGAGCCGCATCCATATGTCTTGAAACGAGCATCTCTAATAATACCATTTTCGTCTACTTTTATCTGTAGTTTCATTACATCACCGCAAGCCGGAGCACCAACCATGCCAGTACCCACTGTGGGATCATCTTTTTCAAACGATCCTACATTGCGTGGATTTTCATAGTGGTCGATCAACTGCGCTGAATAGGCCATTAGTTTGGAACCAATACAATTTTTTGAGTATTAGTTTGTGGATCGATCATTTGTTGCCAATGATAGCCAGGAGGAGGTGGTTGAACTGTAGGTTGAGGTTGAACGTATACAACACTGGGTTGTGGTTCAACATAAACTGTGTTTGGGCGGCTTAGTTCATAACCAATTACTCCGCCAATAAGTGCCGGAGCTACCCAGCCACATCCGTAACACCCGCCATGATAGTATCCACCGTGCCACCCGCCCATTCTGTATGGGCCATGTGCTTGAGCGTTTGATATTCCGATGAATGCCATCGACAGTAAACTTATCAATAAAAATTTTTTCATGCTAGTTCTCCTTTTGTGAGGGTATAACTATATAACGTTTTATCCTACTATTTAGTTTACTTGAATTTGAATTATTGGTCAATCTTTAGCTAACCAATTTAATAATTATTTGTTCATTCCACGTCTCATTGCGGCTTTGGCATTTTGATTTACTATTTGTTCCGCTTGATTAACATCCATTGCAGTGGTCGAAGGGTCAGTATTTCCTTTGAATTTAATTATATTGGAATTTGGTTCGTACGGTTCTAATACATTAGATAACGGCGGTTGAGCAAGTAAATCACTTATATTATCGGCAGTGATATTAATACCAAGACTTCGAGCAAGTTTTATGAATGCGCCGGAAGATATTTGTTTTTTTGAATTAGTGTCATCGGCACGCCCAGATAAAAATTTTGACAGTGCCGTGAGTTTTTCAGTATCGACGCTGGTATTTTCTACTTCAAAAATTAACATTTTTAACGTTTAGCTCGACCAAAATCAGTACCTGTTGCTTCAGGATTTGCCGGTTCTTCTTCATCAGGCAGTGACATTTCTTCATCCGGCTCAGCACCTAAAGCCATGCCCATATCAGGCTCATTACCTAATTCATCTTGTCCAGGTATAGTTGGAGTAGCCTGTCCAGTAACCACTCCCAATGCTTGATCTAATTGTTGTTTAGTAGCTTGTAAATTTTGAACTAAACTACTAAGTGCGTTAGTAGCGTCGGTATTAAATTGTGTAGATTGTTCTATGCCAACTTGATTTTTAATTTGATCTACTAATGCTGGCAAATCTTTAAACTGCATACTTGTAACTTGCTCTAACATTTTTTGAACTTCGTCTACCATGTCTTGAGAAGCCAAAACTACTTGAGCTTGTTGAACTTCACTTTCGCGCAATATACGATACAGTTGATGTCTAAGCTGTTTACTTTCAGTTTGAAGTGCAGCGGAAGCTACTAATTGTTGATCTTGAGGATTTAATGTTTGCCCTTGGGTGGCTTTTTGCATTGCCATTTTTAATTTAGGATCACTAATACTGTTAATTTGTGCCTGTTGTTTTGCTTTTGCGGCTGCTTGTCCGGCAGCTACCGTGGGATTAGGATTTGCTACATTTTGCTGTTGATTTTGCACATTTTGTTGGGCTCCGGCGGCAGCACCTACAGGTACAGTTGAAGTTTCTTTAACTTTAGTAGCCAACACTTTTTCCATCATCATTAATTTTAAGTAAGTTGGATCTTGTTCACTATGATGAAAAGCAAACGTTTGTCGATGCTCGTTAACTAAATTACGTACTTTATTTAACATTAGTTGAGCTTGACGGCCGGACATAACATCAATATTGATGCTATCGCCAAAATAACTTTCAAAGACTTTAGCGGCTTGCTTTGACGGTTTGGTTGATGCTAGTTCGAACAGTTTCATTATTAAATCCTCTTTGTTGACAGTATTTAGCCCAATTTACACATTTATTTAATTGTAATTCTACCTGCTTTTTGTGAATAATTTTAGTTTCTAGTTTTGCTACGACTAAATCACGAAAATTGTTATTTTTACTACGTTCTGCTACATTTGATCTTATCTTAATGTCTGTTGTTAGCAAATTGAGTTTATTATCTAAGGACAGTATATCTCGAGCTAAATTATATTTTTTATATTTGTCGGCTATACACCAACTTAGTGCTGTTTTAGTGCTATGAAAAATACCTATTTCTGTATCTCTATTGAAAACTCGATATATTGGCTTTTCAATAATTATTTGATAGCTATCAAATAATTCATAATCTCCGTTGGCATTTTGCCAAATTAAATTTTTAATGTTACTCTTAAACTCAGAGATAAACAATTTTTCTAATTCTTTATCGTTCATTTTATTACATAATGCATTATTAAATAGCCAGAAGTGCTAATTAAAAATGTTATTACTCCTACTCCCCATCCAATTATTTGATCATTTCTTTTTTCTGCCATCTTTTCGACAATTCCGTGAACTTTACAGATCATATCAGATAATTCAGATATTTTTTGATCCACATTTTCAATCCTGGTGTTTAGAGCATTGTAACGTTCAGCACACAATTCGACGTGTGCCTCTAAACTTTTCTTTTCAATATCAGTGGCTTCAATCATAATAATTTCCCGTTAATATATATTTATGGCAAACATTCAAACCATATATTTTGATTGTTTCCGTTAGTAATTAATATTGGTTCTAATTCTGATTTATTTTTTAGTCCTAAAAGCATAGGTACACCATCAGCATCAGTTAGTAACATTTCCGTCGGACTATTTGTTGGACCAAACACTCCTGGGGTTTCTACTTCAAATTCAAAAGTCCACAGATTTTCATTACTTACAGGAAATGTTATATCAAAAATTTGTGTACGTAAACTAAGTATTTGAGTAATAGTTTCCCAGTTTCTCTGTTGATTTCTTGCGTGATTCCATGTATTTTCATTTGATATTATATTTCCAGATTTATCGTTAAATGGAATACGTGATGATTTATAATGCCCTGTGACACCGGTGGCAGTAATATCAAAAAAAGTTTTACAAAGAAATCTCATTTAAAATATTATTGACTCTTACTTAATTGATATACAAGTTTAGCCTGCTCTAATATATCATAAAGAGCTATATTGGTTTTTGCAGCTCGACGAATTTGTCCCCAAAGCTGATCTTCTTTAAGTTGTTCGCGCACACTTATTGCTTTTGGACTTTCACTATGTAATTCTCTGTGAGGACTTCCAGACTCTCTCAAATAGACTGTCTCGCCACCATCTGGACTTTCGTATATAACTGCTTCGGTAATTTTATTAACTATCATTATGTATGTATTTAACGATATAAAATTAATACCAGATATTATAGTCAACAAAAAACCCACCTAAGTGGGTTTCTGTTTTCAAAGTAAACTTTAAAATTAAGATGCGCTAGTTGCGGTTGATGCCAAACGGAAACCAACATTTGTAACTGTAGCGGCTGCTACGTTACAAGAATTAACAGTACCTAAAGCTTGAATTGCGGTTTGCAATGTAGCGGCTGTGTAAGCACCAGTTGGGTATACAGCAAGACTAAAGTCAACTGTATTGTTTGTATTATCAACTTGATAAAATGCTACTGTTGCAGTTTGTTGAATTGTTTGAAGAATTGTTTGAACTGCGCCGTTAACACCAGCTTGATTGAAAGCTGAGTTACCAAGACCAACACCAAAAAAGTCCAGTTTTGGACCTGTAAAGTTAGTTGGTGTGCCTGTTGGAGCGTATGCTGTGTTAGCAGATAACTGAGGACCGTTAAGTGTATCAGTTGCGAATACTGGTTGTGAACCACCAGAAACTAAAGTAATATATGCCATTTTTAAATCTCCTTAAATGTATGAATCTCTCGATTCTGCATTTATTTAGTCAAAAGATAAAAAATGGCGAAGTTGATATTATTTACGTGCTAAATTGCGTTGTTGATTAGCTCTGCTAAATCCGAATCTGTTAACAAACTTTACAATTCCGCCGGGTATTGTAACAACCCATCCTTCTTGCCCTGTGTGTTGTTGATCTAATTGTTGTAGTAAATCTGTCTTAATATCATGTAATAATACAAAAGCCGTAAATGCCGCAGTAATACCATCAGTATTGCTACGTGGGCTTTGAAGATATTCTACAATATTATTGAATTTTTTAGGGGTTACTTTAGTTTTTAACCAGTTTCCAAATCCAGGCAATAATTGATTAACATCAAAATTAGTTACGGTGTCATCTTTAACTAGACTGTTAATATAATCTACACATAGTTTAGGTAAGTCAGTAATTTGCAATGCTCTTAATTCAGCAGGATTAAACAATTGATTAATGTCTGCTCCTTGACTTGCCAACAAAGATTTAAGTTCTTTAACTTTGCTACTTTCTGTAGGTTGTACATTGTGTGTAGGGCGAATTGGTTCTATCAACAATAACCCAGGCACAGGATTTAATCTTACTTTGCCTAATGGTTCTTTGGGCGCACCTGGATCTTTATATCTTGTGTGAATAGCAATACCAACATCACTATTGCCTATTTTTTTGCCTAAATCGCTGGTCGCCGGAATAGAATATTGTACGGTATTAGGTTTAAATACGTATGCCCCACGCTCTTCCGGCGGGGTATCAGTATACAATAAGTCACCGTTTATATATCCTTTAAAGTCTTTGGGCGTAGATGCTTCTAACATAGGCCAAAGTTTATGGTAAATAGGGAATAAATTTGCCACACGGTTTGCAGCATTACCTTTAGCGGCTGCTTCGGCGTCACGTTTCATCAAATGTGATTTAACTTGAGAAGGGCTTGAAAACAACCCATTGTACCCAACTGCTGTAAATCCAGCAGTGTCAGTTAACACAAATGTGCCATCAGGTTGCCGCCCCCAAATAAGAGCAGGACTACCATCCCATTTTACACTTACACTTGACGTAGTATTATCTTTTAAATGTGTTATAACTGCTAAAGCATCTTTGATACCAGACGCACCACGTCTAAATACTAAGTCTTCTATATGTTCGATGCCCTTAGCTTGCCCGCCTTGAACTACAGGTTCTTCGGCTTCTACAAGTTTTTGCATACCTTGATTGACAATACGATCACGTAGTCTTGCTAAAAAGTTAACATCGCTTTCGCCTTTCGACTCGTCTAGTTCAATACCGTTTTTAGCAAATGCGGCTCTAGCGTCTGCCAATTTTGCTTCACGTTTAGGGTCGCCTTGTAGTGCTTGTAGCATAGTTTCGACGCTATACAAGTCTTCGCGATCAGCTTTTTTGTTTAGCATTAATTTTGCTATCTCATCAGGATTGGAGGAAACAACTTGATTCGTAGCACGATCTACTAATCCTTTACGAGTTATAATTTTATAACCTGATGCTTTGGCAATACTATTAAGCATTATGTGCCTGTCAACTGCGCTGAATCTACTGTTAACAGGATGTGATATGAAAAATTGTCCAATAGCCATATCTTCCATAAACATAAAATCTGTTTGTACATATCCATTTTTAGGATTGCCAGCTATAGGCGTTTTAAAGTGTACTTGGTCTCCGCCTTTTTTAATATATTCTTGTGGTTTTAATTTTTGACTAGTACACCAATTGGTAAGTTCCGCTATTAATTGATCAGGTGAAATATCTTCTGTACTTACTTGTAAGTCTAAATCGCCCGAGGAAGGTTTTTTACCAGTGCTACCTAACCATCGCTCAGGATATCCAGTTTTTGGATCTACCTCGCCTTTTAAGTCAAGCCCAGTCAATTGTTCAAGCCAGTCGACAGTAACAGGAATATCAGTCTGATTAATACGCTGTGTCAGGGCCTGCCCATCTTTATTTTTAAATACATTCCCACCTTCTTTTAATATCATAATTAATATTTAGTTGCCATCAGTTGAGCCATTTGTTGTTGTAAATAATGAGCTTGTCCGGTGTTAAAAATTTCAGCATTACGCAAATCGTTCATAGTTTTATTAACCATAATATTATGATTTTCTATTTGTCTACGACGACTACTTTCGGCTAATCGTCTTTTAGTTTCGTAATAGTCTTCTTGCGGTACATAATTCGTATTATTTTCTGCTACTAATCCCACTGCCTTCATTAAATTATCTATCGTAGGAGATCCTGTGTTGCGTATATTAACTTTTTCTTTACCTTGTTCAATTTGTTGTTTTAGTTTAGCCACGGTTCGATCATCAAGTCCTGTAGCATACGTTGCATTTCTTTGTGCTACTGTAGTCTGATATGGGTTATTAGATACTTTGCCTGCGACTTTATCTTTTATATAATCTACGCCAGCCAATGCTACAGCGGCGTATTTTTTTACTAATTTATTTACTGCCGCAGGATTATCTTTATTGGCAATAATATTTTTCATCAAAGGATCTAACTGTTGTTTTACGTAAGGGTCACGCGAAGCCTGACTTAACCCAGGAATTTGTGAATTAATCCAAATATTAAAATCTTTAGCAATATCTTTCATATTCTGCTCCTTAGCTGTTTATGTGTATAGTATAGTGTCATTTGATATTTTAGTCAATTGTTGTGAAAAAACAACATATCAAGGAGTAGTATTAATCGGTGAACTACCGGTAACACCTTGTGTGCCAAATTGGGTGCTAAAAGATTGTGCTATAGACTGAACTTTAGACTGATTGACTGAATTTAAATATTGAGTCAACGGAGAATTTGCGCTTGCTTGCTGTGTAGTCATTGCCGGTGCTGGTTTACCGGTATTTGCAGCATACCCCTTGGCGGCTAATGATTTAGCCGCAGCCTGTGCTTGTTTGTTGTATTGAGTTTGTTTAGTTATTGCTAAAGCTGTCGGACTAGTTAATGCACTTGCGGCCCCTTTAATACCTCCCCACACCCCGTTTTTATTACCTTTACCTTGTCCTTGGCCATAGCCCATTTTAGCTGCCGATAATCCTGCTTGTGCAGTTTGAACACTTGGAATGGCTTGGGCTATAGGATTTACTACTCCAGTTTTTACAGCACTTCCGGCTCTTTTAGTAGCGTTCCAGCCTGTTTGTGCCGCTCCTTTTACTGTTTGCCCAATAGGAGATGCCACAATATTTTGTGCCCCAGTTTTTACTGCGCTAACAGCATTTTTGACACTGTCTAATATACCTTCGTCAATATGCTGTTTTTTAGTTATTTCATGTATTTGCATCAGTTTTCCTTACCGTGCGAGTAAACTTTCCTGGGTCTCGAAGTTTAATTGCATTGATTAATTTACGTGTAAGATTCTCTGCCTGCTCAGGAGTATAAGTAGCATCAATTTGTTCTAATAATCTTATAGCACTAGAAATAATGTTTGTGGCACGATTTTCGATAATATGTCGATTATCTCTTTCTGTATATAAACTTTCTAATTCTTCTAATATGCTACGTGTTTGTTTTTGCATTTGAGCCAGAACCTTTTAAATATTTATTGATTTTTGAATAATAAATTCTAATTTAAGATTGTTTAATTTGTCCTAGCAATTGTTTTAATTTATTACTTTGTACTTCTGCTGTGATTTTACTCGAATCTTCATTTGATTCATCTACCACCCTACTTTGTGTTTTAATACTATTATAGATATTGGGTTTATTGAATGAACTCACTGGGCCCGAATCTTCGGGTAAATCTGTAATTCTCATGGTTTCAATATTATATTCCAATTCAACTTTTTGGCCAGTACCATTACTTGTACGAGTTTTCATACACTGTAGTTGATATCTTCCTCGTTCTTTCATAGCACGGCTTGTAAAAATACCAAATAC